CGGTGCCGCGAGCGTCGGATTCTCGTTTACCCAGTTGGCCGTCGGAGCCTCTGACTGGTAAAGTCGCGCAGCCACAGCAACTGTGTTTCCCATCTCTGCCCAGCGGAAGACACGACCGTCAGGAAAGTTCATCCTTCGACCGAGTCGACCCGCTAAAATCGTCGTTGTGTTAAACTGTTGGCCCGGCGTACCGAGCATACTTGCTGGAAATCCCATGCTAGTTTACCTTCCTCTCTTTACTCTCACCGACCTTAGTCAATGGTCAGGAAGGTGTGGCCTACCGTACCCGAACCACCGATGTCGATGGTCGTGCCGATCGGGGCCACATCATAGTTGTTTGACGGATCAAAGAGTCCGACCGCTCCGTCCGTAGCGTTAGACACCTGAACTCCGTCACCTACAACGACCGTGGTCGCGTCCGTGAGAATCGCACACACACCATGCGTCTGGAGCCAACCCCATGTATCGAGAGCGATTGCCCAAGGAGCACAGCCCACACAAGGAGCCACTCCCGGCGACGGAGTGATGATCACGTCCTTGTAGGGACTTTTAATCAATGCCACCGTGTCACCGGTCGCGAGATCTGTCTGAAGACCGTCGCCACTGACAAGGGTAATCGAGGTCGGATCTGCGAGCGTGTTCTTCGCGATCAGGTACGTGTGCCCGTTGGTCTCGTCTAACAGGTAACCGTCTCGAAAGATATCAGCTACACCGACCGTAGCAGCCACATCAATCGTGATACCGCTCACCGTACCGGCGACAAAGTTCGCCGTTGGGTTCTCGTTTACCCAGTTAGCTGTCGGAGCCTCTGACTCATAGAGTCGCGCAGCCGCGCCGACCACGCCGCCCATCTCTACCCAACGCCACAGTCGACCATCGGGAAATACCATCACCCGACCAAGTCGACCCCTGTAGGTAATTGAGGTGTCAAACTGCTGTCCTGGTCCGCCCAGGAGTACTGCTGGAAATCCCATAATTTTCCTCTCAACCCCGAACACCTTGCTCGAGGCAACCATCGTGACTACGTTCCGTTACAAGTCACTTTCCGACACTGATCAGGCGTCTTATAAGCTGAGGGTGAGCTGTCGCTCCTCCACAGACTCTTCGTTTAATTCCTCTTTTACTGGTTCCGGTGCCGCTTCTCCTCCGACCTTAGCCGTCAGATCCGCGACCACTTTAGTAAGTGCCTCGATCTTCTCGGCCATCTCGCTCCCACGAGCGTGTTCGTCGATGATGTCCTGGCCTTCCTGAACATGCTTATCCGCTGGGTCAGAGAGCGACTTTTGATGCTCCGCCCACTTCTCACGCATCTCGAGTGTGGCCCTTCCCGGATACATCTTTCGATTGATGAACTTCATCAGGTTCCAAGCATCCAAAGGAAGATTAGCCCACTCTTGTCCCGTCTCCGGGTTGTGGTACCAGACCGTCCGAGGACCCCTTTGGCCAGGGAGAAAACGAGACTTGGTGTATTCCGCACCTCTGTCCAGAGCCGCGGCCTCTGCTCTCGTTAACCTAATCCTGGCCATCAGGACCCTCCACTCAGTTGCTAGGTTTAGTTGTTGGTTGCCGGTGCACTACTCATGTAGGTCATCGGGGCGCCCTTAACATCGGCGATCTCAAACACTCCGTAGTCAGCAGTTAACACAACCTCGGTCGCCCGAAGCGATGCATCTCTCTGACGCTCGGTGTTCCAACCGACTGACTCGACGTATGCCAATGCCTCCTTAGAGAAGATGGCACCCACACTATCATTATCTGAATCCGTATCGAGATTACCATTCTCGAAGATCGTAACCTGGTTGATCACGAACTTATAGAAGTCTCGAAGGAGGTCCTCCGAGAAGCCTCGTGGAATCGGGTAAGTCGCCGAAGGACCAGCCGTGGCCTCCTTCACCATGCCGAACACCGAGTTCGGATGGGCAACTACGACTACTGGGGCCGGGAACTTCTGGGCCTTCGCAAAGGCGATGCAGGCTGCGAGGTTCTTTAGGTTGAGGATCTTGCTAGCAGCGGCTTGACCTAGGGTCACGCCAGCGTTAAGAGCACTGAACAGAGCCGTGAGGTCTCCGTCCTTTTTCCTTGCCATCGCGTCGCCCATCTGGCGACCAACGATCTTAAAGACATCCTCGTTCTCCTGTCGAACAAGCTTGTCAGTGAGGATCACCTTCATACCGACCTCGCTGGTTGTCAGCGACTGGGTCGTCATGCCGATGTCCTCGCTGTCGACGATGTCCTGCCCGTCAACGAGGTCCGATAGCTCCATTTGGCCTACATCTGGTAGGGTGATGCTCTTTTCACCCGACTTGAGCGTCATGTGCTCGACCAGGTTAATGGTCGGTGCCGAATGCTCAGCCGTGTAACGAGCCATGGCAATGGAAATGCGCTGAGCATTTTCAAGCTGACCCGTTGTTGCTGTCTGGATACTCATGAGTAGTTACTCCTTCGGGGAGGGATTAGCCTCCGTACTTCTTTTTTAGGTTGTCAGGCAATTCGTCGAACGGGATTTCCCCGTCTCCGTACTGCTCTTCAAGCTCGGCGTCGGTCGTTGCCTTTCGAACAGGCTTCGATCGTCGACTACTCGATACGTTCGTGCTTGCCGTCTTCTTCTTGGCAACCTTCTTCGAACGCTTTTTGGCGCGGCCCTCAACCTCGTCGGCCTCCTCCTCGGTGTCGCGTCTGTTCAACTCCTCCTCGATCTTCTTTTGGAGGTCCTTATCCGCGGCCTTCCGAGCCAGAGCATCTGACAGGTCGATCAACGAGTATCCCTGCGGGAAGTCATTATCGAGAACCCCAATGACGTCGGCCACAGCCGTTTCGCCAAGAAGTCTTCCATACCGTTCCTTTAGTCCAGCAGCGATGTCAACCTGGGCCTCACCGAGAGCGGCCAATCGTTTCTTTGACGCTTTGTCCTTCTCGGCCTTTTTTCGACCGTACCCTTCAAAGTCACCATCTTCAAGTAACTCGTCGAGTTCGTCTTCCTCCGTCTGGGTCTGTCGGTCTAATCGACGTTGTCGAGCCTCCTCAGTCACCTTTCGGCGTTCAGCGTTTCGACCTTGGTCAACCTGCGACTGAACCTCTCGACGAAGGGTTTCACTCGCATCGAGCAACTCCTTCGGAGTAAGTTTGCTTAGGTCGGGCTTCGAGGACTTTTCTTCTTCTTCATCCTCAGACTCGTCGGACTCCTCTTCGTCTGAAGCCTCCTCGTCCTCTTCCTCAGAATCCTCTTCTTCATCGGACTCCTCGTCTGATTCCTCAGGATCTTCTTTTTCGTCGGACTCCTCCTCGTCGGATTCCTCGTCCTCGACGGGGTCGTCCTCTTTGTCCTTATCTACGAAAGACATGTGAACTCCTCCTTATTATAAGATCCATCAAAATGCAAAACATTCCCAAGATCTCATCTATTTCTTCTATAATAGTATCACTTATCAACATAGATTGACACTACTCTGGAACAGCTACCTGAAGAGCTTGAAGACCCCGACTGGCCCCTCGGCCATGCATGTCCATCCACTCTTCCTGTTCCTCTTCCGAGAGATCATAGAACACGAACGGATAGAAGACCACCATGTCAGGATTCTGGAATACCAGATCTCTCTGCACAGTACTCTTGACCATGTACGAGATGTTAGACTTCGAAGCAACCCAGGCCGTGCTGATGATCTTCGTGTCGCCAAGTTTGGCCTCCAACATAAACTGAAGAATCTGCGGACGACCCACGGTGACACCCTGCATCACAAGAATATCACGAATCTCACTGACGAGACCGAGCAACTCATCGACCTCTTCGCCCTCCTCTAGGCTAAGGTCCTTGTACTTCGGGGCATTGAAATACGGATCCAAATTGTCGATGGCACCTTGTCGACGTCGCAATGCCTCTTCCAACTGAGGATCCCCCACGTTGAACCTCTTATTCTCTGCAGCAGTTCGATTGGCCGGGCTCATCTGCGCCTTGATCGCGTCAGCAGCTTCATTGTAAGCGTCCCAGTCAATGTTGTTCTCCTCATCTCGGAAGTCGAGAGGCTCGAGTTCAATCAACTCCGCCTCTAACATGGCATCCTTACCCTTGTACTCAGGATTCTCGTTAAGCTCAACACCTAAGGCCTTCGCGGCCACGTCAAAGTCATTCCGATACTGAGCCGAGATGAACTTGTTCTGCTCAGCGAACAACTCTCCGCCACCCGGACGACCCCAGTCAATCTCTCGGGCCAATGGCACCAACTTCTCTACCTTTTCTTCTTTACCCTCAGCCAGTATGTCCTCGATCTTCTGGAACTCATCCTTTCGAGCTCGTTGGTCCTCGTCCAACTTCAACTTTCTCTCTACCAACTCAGGGTAATTTTCCTCGTCCTGCTCGGCCATTCTAAGACGATCCGTACTTGCGATGTTGTCCCACGTGTCACCTAAGGCACGCTCGGCCTCCTCCTTATATAACTGCCATGCACCAATCGGGAAGTTCCGAATACCGAACCACTCAGCCGTGGTGACACCGGTCCTCTCTCCGAAACCGATTCCGGTCTGCTCGACAAAATTCTGTGCCGCAAACGGAGCCAATGACAGAGGTAGTCTCAACAGGTCCTTCGGATCATCAATCGCGTATCCGAGGAAGTCCTCACCGGTAAAGATGTCCCAGGCCGTACCGACCAAAGGAGAACTCTTACCACGAAGGAACCTGATAACAGGATGCTTAAAGTTGAGTAAAAACTTATCGTCCAGGTTAAACGGGTTAAGATTTTTCGGATCATCAAAGCCCATTTTACCTAGTCGAGCAACTAACGAGATATTACTTCTAACCGTACCGCCCATACCGATGACCTGATCGCCGATTCGAGTTCCCATAAACTGCGAGTCCCAAGGCGTCCAATGCTTCTTGAGTCTATCCCCAAGGTCATCCCAATCAAGATTACCGAAGTCTCCCCCGTTGGCGATCAACTGACTGCTCACTGTAGCTGCGGCCAAGATGAATGTACTAGCCGCTCCAAGTCCAGCAAGTGACTTAAAGGCCTGTCGACCACCAAAACTCGCCGGATCAAAGGCCGCCTTTGCCATGATCGCGGCCCCGGCCCTGGTATACGAACGAGCGTACAGCAAAGTCCTCTCAACCATCTCCTGACCATGACTCATGCCGAGACCCCTCGTGCTGTTTCGTCCGGAAATGTTTCGTACGAAGGCCCCCAGTTGTTCCATGTCATCAGTATTCTTGGCCAATGGGCGAAGAGACTTCCACGTCTCCCACGCAGCCGCGTCCATAAAATTAGCGAAGGCGTTTCCGGCACGAGCGAATGGATGCACCTTGTTAACAATAGGAATAGCCCGCTCAAGTTTCTCGATGAAACCTCCGGCCATTGCCTCGGCCACTAGCTCGTCCGCGTACTCGGTGTGATTAGAAAGAATCCGTCCAAACTGAAGAAACTCGGCCCACTCATCTGGATGCTTCGCGGCTTGACCGGACCAGAACTCCGCAGCCTTTCTACCCCGCGTCAATCCCACCAATGAACGATATGCTGACTTCGCCCAAATCGCCGTCGGTCTACCTCGCATCAAGTTAGCAAAATCAAGTCCAGCGGCCCCCAACCCCTGAATAAACCAAAAACCTGGGTCAAGAGCCGTCTGGAAGACCTTCATCACACCTGTAATTCTGGACGTCTGCTTAGCAATTCCCACGAAAGGATTGGTCGAGTCTCCGGCGACTTTCATTAGGTAGTCCATGTCCTCGGTAAGATATAGTCGCCCACCAAGCTCAGGGAAGGTTCCGACCGGTGCTGGAGAAATCGCCACGGCCTCTCCCGGCCTTCCGAATCGAACACCCTCACTCTGTACCTGAGTATTCACGGACTCTCGAGCCACCTTGTACTCAGACTTGGCCACCTTCAACCGCGCAGAGTCTCGTTTGGCGATATCGTCGATCTGAATCCGAAGTCTTCGAATCTCATCGATCACACCACGATTTCTCTTTCCTTTATTAAGCACGGCCACTCGCGCAACCATCTTCACCAAATCATCCGGTGGTTCGATATCATAAAGCGTGCTTGCTCGTAGTCCCGGCTTCGGCGGTTTTCCTCGCACGCTCTGATGGACGTACTTCTGTACGACCTTGGCCCACGAGTATTCTCGAGCTGCTAGCACCGTTGTAAGCTTGCGTTCCTGCGCCACGAAGAGTTTCAGTGGCACCCCTTTCTCATACTTAATTCTATTAAGAAAAGCCTTCTTAGCCGCGTGCTCTCGAAGAGCGTGCACTGCCGAGATATGAACTCCCACGATGTCCTGATCATACTTCACACCTCCGGCATGCCCATTGGCCATGGCCTCGTAGCCACGTCGTCGGAGTGACCCCGGCTTAGCTACCTCGGCATGCCTCGATAGAGCCTTGAAGTTGATACCGTCCTTACCGATGGCCTTTCGGAACACGTGTGTAGCCTCAAACCACGCATCGGGTACGATGACTCCGAGTTTCTCCATATCACGTAAAGCCTCAAGTCGTGTCTGGTTAAGCAACTGCACGAACTCGTCCTGCTCAGCCCCGAACATGTGCCGATACTGGCCCCAATTTTCAACAACGTCGAATAATGGTTGTCCTGTGACCTCCTCAAGACCGCTCGTGGTCCGCTTAAACGGCACCCCCTTCGCTGTCAGGGCCCGATACGAGGTCTCGGTCGAGGCCGCTAGAGCCTCGCTCAACCTCTCATAGGCCACCAATGTACGCCCGATGAAATGATCACGATGAAAGATCGAAGAGTCCACCCAGTTAACGAATTTTCGCAGCCCCGGCACGTGCCCGGCCGCGTGAGAGACCCGTCCGATCGGTGAGAGTGGCTTCGAGAACGCGAACGTCTCGAATTCCTCGAGCGTCAAAGTGGTCGGGGTAAGTGCCCCTTCTAGCATCTCCTGTCGGGCCTTCACGATATTCTCGACCGTCGAGTCAGCTTCTCCCCGAATCCGAGTTAACTCCTCGCGAATCTCCTTACCACGATGCTCTAGCTCCGCCAACTCATCACCTGTCATGGTTTCCCGCCGCTTGATCAACTGGAAGTTGATCTCATCCTGTCGTCGAATGAGATGATTGATACTCTCCTCCTGAGTTGAAAGATAAGCAGTCTTAATCTCATCAACCACGTCCAAGGTAATCGGTTGCTCGAGTTCCATGGACTCCTCTAAAGCAGCTATCTGTCGACGTAGTCGTTTCTTTCTTCCCTCTCCCTTGACCTTCGCCAGTCGTCCCTTAAAAACCTCCAACTGCTCCTTTCGAACAGCGTCCTCAGCCAGTGGACCACCAGGTCTCATGGCCTCTCGGAAACCCTCCGACAACTTGGCCTGTTCCGTAAGTTCATCGAGCTCACTCTGTAAGGCCTTTCGAGCTTTCTTACCGGCCCCAGGAAGTTGACGACGAATCTCGTCCATTCGCTCAAGCCTTGTGCGAACAGCCACAGGTATCTCGCCAAATTCAGCAGCCTCTTCGAGCACGTCAACCGCGTCCACCTGTCGTGCCTTTACCCTCACGACCCGACCCGTGTCCAGCTCGACGTCTAGTTGCTTTCCCTTTCTAATGACAGCCTTAACACGCCCTCTTTGTCCCACGAACTGTCCCTCACGGATGGCCACGTTATCACCGGATTCCAGTGCCCGAACTCTACCCCCACCGGCCTCTCCCCGACCGAGATTAGCCAGGTCATCATCCACTTCCTTGAGTAGTTGCTCAGTCTTTTTAATTTTTGGTACACTGGGGCCGGTAATTTCATCGACAAACTTAGCCCACTCCTTGGGAGAATCTCCTACAAGATCATCGAGGAATCGTCGAACATCTTTCAATACCTCAAAGCGAGATGCAGATCGAAGCACCTTTCCGTCATAAGACTTCGCCGCATCTATATAAACATTCTCGGGTCCTATTTCTCGTGCCGTCGCGATAATCTTACTTTGCTGACTTCGTGAAAGAGGTCTAAAAATCTCAAAGCCGATCGTTTTACCACCTGCATCCGACGTCACACGAACAGAACGTGATTTTGCAAACCAAGCACTTGCCGGGCCCGCATACGTATCAAGCGTTGCTGCCACCTCATCATCAAAAACCTTCGTGACGTAGTGATGTCCTATTGAGTCATTACTGACCTTCATGACCCTACCGTCATCAAGTAAGAAAGCAGCTCCCTGAGGAATAGGCTCATCTGCCGCGTACGTATCAAAAAGTTTCGTGGCCTTAGCAACTAATGCCTCGTCCAATACCTCGACCGGTGGCCCAAGAACATCGTCAATCTTCGCAGCGATCTCAGGTGTCTCATCTCGAATTCGTGCCAAGACCTTAGGATCATCTATTGCCTGCGGGTCAATACCAAGTTTCTGTAACTTGACCTTATCCTCGAAGCCCAGCGCATCTTGGATCTCGTCTGCTCGAGTCTTTGCGCCCGGTCGTATCCCTAGTTCACCGTCAATGAGATTGTCGAGTTCTCTTCTGATAGGAATAAGTTCCTCGTCCGTGGTCTCGACCCCTTGCACGATGTCATCAAGCACGGTTCGACGAGCCTGAAATACGGCCTCCTCACCGGCCTGACCAGATGTCTTAAGAAAACCGGCCTCGGCCTTTGCAAGAAGTAGCGCGTCGTCGGCAAATTGAAGGAACTTTGGATTTTTCGCCAGCTTTGCGGACAGTTGAGCAGCTGCCTTTCCAGACAATCGTGCTAGCTTAATTATCTCTGGGGCAAATCCGATAACAGGCAACACATTCAGTGGATCAAGAACAAAGCTTAAAACCTCTGTAATGACCTCGTCTGTGATCGTGACGTTCGATGATCCGAAGAGAGTCTCCGCCGTGGGGAGTTCAGTTCCGATAACCCTATTCAATGTCTGAAGTGCTAGGTTGGCCATTCCAATCGGGGGAACGATAAACGGAATAGCTGTCTCGAGTGGAACATCGAACTCGAACTCAGGCATGAGTGGTTCAATGGCCTCTCTTTTTACGAACTGTCTAGGTTCATCGGCCGCCGTAAGACCCGGCAGGATCCCACCCTCTCCCTTGATAACATCAATCTGACCCGGACCACCCACGTCCTCAGCCTCTTGCTCGGACATAAAGACCGATTCACCTTTAATGATGTCTTCAAGACCCCTGAATCTCATTGCCGTGTTAACAGCGTCTTCCGTGTTCTCGAGAACTATTCCAACGTTGCCCACAAAGTTAGCAATTTTCCCTGCTCCTCCGGCAAGAATCCCTACTCCTCGATCGAAGACCTTTTTCGCGAAACCTCTGTCCGCACTACGAGCCTCGGCAAGTTCATCCTCGGCCACCTGCATGTCATAGGCCAGTTCATTAGACAACCTCACGGTCGCCTTTTCCTTAGCCTCGGTGAACTCAGGAGTACCTTCCTCAGGATCTCCGGCTTCCGTAAGTTCCATGTTGAGAAGTTCTAACATTCTAAACGAAGCAGTCAGACTCACGTCTGCTAACTCTTGAGAAAATCCCTCCTCTTCCATCAACCTCTGTCTCTCCTCAGAAATGGACGTATTCAGTTGTTCCTGCACGGCTTTGAATAGAACATCCTTCGGAACAGGAATCTCATCCTTACCAGGTTTACTTTCCTCCTGCTCCTTTACAAGTTCGTCAAACATCGTATTAGTATATCGCTGTACTACCTCTACAAGAGTAGGCACGTCGTCCGATCGAACCAATCCCTCGGCATCCTCAGTCATACCAAAGTCCTTTTGGAAAAGGCGTGGCGGTGACTCAACAATGGCCTTGGCAACCTCGGCGGTGTCAGCTAAGAGTTTTCCGGCTACGTCCCCTATACCCGGTCGACGCAACGGGGAGTCCACAGGTAGATTCCAATAACCTCCCGGAAGCCTGGTATCCTCAGATACGTCCTTACCGTGCACCGCCTCAACAATGGCCGAAGGAAACGGCATGAGTCGTGGGACCCCTTTATACGTAAAGAGAATTCCATTACCGTTACCGTCAAGTTCAACTTGAACTTCACCCTCATGTCCGACGTAGAACTGATCAACGACCTTGTCAATATAGGTCTTGTACGAAGAAAGTTCCGGCTTTGGAACATCCTTTTCTGGCGAAATAAAATTCCAAGCCTTGTCGGTTTCCAGAACATCTAGTAACTCCGCAGGTACGGCATCCCGACCCCTAACCCTGGCAACGGCCACCACGTCCGAAAAGAGTTCCTCAGAACCCCCCACCTCGTATCGATTTTCCCTCGAACCCTGCCCCTCTTGGCCAAGAGTCTCCTGTACCTGACCAAAGAAATCATTCTTTATCTGATCATCGAGTGTACCGTACACGTCATCGAGAGTCGACAGGACAAGTTGTGCCTCGTCATCCTCAAGAGTCTTGTGCATAGCATGCGCACCCTCATGAGCCACGGTACCAGCACCTCCCGGTGCATTCAGAATATCCGAAGAGATTCGAACAGTGTTGGTCTTCTCGTCGTATCGCGCGTCCTTTCCCTCAATGACAAGATTAACACCTTCTGGTAAAAGATTCTCAAAAAAGCTTTTTAAAACAGGCTTTCCAAATTCAATCGTGTCGAGGAAGGTACCTTCAGGAGACCGACCCTTTAGAAAATCCCGAGTCGCTGTCTCTTGCTCGGCGATACTGCCCTCTCGCTTAAGTATCTCCTGCCGAGTAGTGGAAGGACGCAGACGAGCCGTAAGTTCCTCGAACCGATTGTCTAGATATCGCTGAGTCAACAAAGTCTTACCGACCTTGGTCACCTCATCGAGACTGTTCTTATCAAGAGAAAGCTCAACCAGTCCGGCCGGATCCCCTTCGCGTGCCCTCTGAAGCTTTTCTCGCGTCTCCACACCGAACGCGGACAGCGGCAGCACATTTTCAGGATCCAAGGCCATCACCACGATCGAACGAAGCGTCGGTGGCATCTTATTTATCGTCTGAAGGGCAAGTCTTTGGTTCGCCTCGTCAGGAAAACGCTCCAAGATCTGATTTCGGAAGGTCGGTGCCTCTCGAGAAGGGACCTTGACGCCGTACGGCTCCAAGGTCGGTCTTAGTCGGTGCGCTATTTCGCGCTTTCGTTGCTCCGATAGATCCGATTCGTCGTCATCGGGTGCTTGATCAAGGTCCTTGAGCGAAGGAAAGTCAAAACGACGTACCACTTCGTCATTTTGTGCTTCTTCCATCGTGAAACTACGCTTTGCAAGCATCTTTTTGAGCTGCTCTTGCCAAAAGACACGGCTTTTCGGGGTCTCCCACGGTTTCATGAAGCCGCCCTGCAGGCGACGACGACCCTGGCTAACAAGTCTGCCCGTTAGTTTAGACAATGGGGTATTCGGACTACTGGTGCTGGTCGGAGTAGTCCGTTGTGCTAGCTTTAGCGGTATTTTGTCCCCCAATAAGAGTGGCATTATAAAATGTGGGGCAGCGAAGGCGGAGAGTTTACCCCCACCACCCCGATGTTGTCCTCCCTACAAGATTCCAGTCGGCGTTACTTGCTGAATCTGCTCAAGCATAGCCTCTGGTGTAAGTCCCGGTTGCTGTCCTCTCGCCGTACTACCTACTCCAAAGGCCGAGGTCAAAAGTCCCTGTCCTGTCACGTCAGCCTGCTGAAAAGATCTAGCCGCTCCGATGGCCGTTCCTAGTCCAGTCACACCGCGTTCGCCAAGATCGATCTTTCTCTCACCACCGAGAAGCTTTCCTAGCGCCGACTCGGTTCTTTTCTCTGACTTCGCGGCTCCTCTCAATGGTTTAACCGTAGCACCTATGGACTTCATTTGAGTATTAAAGCGATCCGCCTCCGGGCCAATTCCCATCGCGAACAGAACAGCTCTTACAGGGTCCCGTCCCATCATCTCAACAAACGTTGCCTGTCGTTGAGCCTTAAGTCGATTACGCTCAGCGACCATCGCCCGATGCTGTTCTCTTTGTCTCTCTCGTGTGGCACGAATCTCTTGATCTCTTATGAGATTTCGATCAAGTTGTGCCTGGAGTTTGTCCGCGGCAGCCTTGTCGAAGATGATGTTTCTTTCAAGTTGTTCCTTAAGCTTACGATCAGCTACCTGTCGTGGGGTCTCCGCACTAAGTCGAGCCTGTTCCCGCATAAGCGTAAGTTCATCAGCCAATGAACGACGACCCGCTCCTCCGCTGTCGCTTCCACTACCACCCATGGCAGCGATCATGGCCGCAGCGATCTCCTCAGCCGTCTGACCATCACCCCCCTCATCAAGGCTGTCTATAAGATCCTTAGGAAGAAGAGCCTTTCTACCCTTAAAGAGAGCAGAAAAAGGGCTGATGCCTGCCCGTCGAAGTGCTCCCTTTTCTTTACGCGCAGCCTGCCGCTCCGCTGCAGTGGTTCCTTTTCGTTTTTGTGTTCCGAATAAAAGTGGCATCTAGTCTACTCCGCTTTCCTTAAAACTCTTTTCCTGTTTCATCATACTCGCGACCATGGACTTCGGTAAAAGGACCCGACCGTCTTCCTTAAACTTCGCGTTTGCCTGAAACACCTCGATAAGAGCCTCTCGGTCGTGCCGAATCTGCCCCCAGCGTCCCTGTAGTTCAATCCCACCCACCGGCAGGCCTTTGTACGGTCTCCTGCCGACCGAATCCAAAAGATTCTTACGTGAGGTAAACAACTGCTGAGCAGCCGAACTTACGATCAACTCCCAACGACCTGCGACGTCCGAAGGAATCTCGCTCATCATGGCCACACGAGCCTTTCGTCTCTTTCTTTGCCCTGCCTTGATGGTCATTATCCACGTCCTCCTAAGAACTTAGAGGCGATCTCGACATCTCCTGGGGAAGGCTGTTCGTTAGGAGTCGTCAGCCCCCGCGGAGCGAGTGACTGAGGAGCACCTCCCTCAGGAGCCGGTCCGAAACCTGCGGTGTCGTCCTCCTCACCACCCAAGAGCGGGGGTAGCTCGACCTCAGCCAATGGTTGTTCACCACCAAGCAGGGCACCCAAGGCCTCCGCGGCCTCAGGAGTAAGGGACTCAAGATCGATTCCCTCAGCGTCCTCCATCTCATCGTCATCGACCAAGATCTCAAGCGCTTCCAACGCGTCCATCATCAGTCGCTCCTTGGCCGGAGGTAGCTTCTCAAGCTCCAGGATGTCTCGTTCGAGTCGAAGCATGGCCGGGTTCTCGATGTTGAGAATCTGCTCCCAGACCCAGTCCTCGGGCAGACCAAGATCAAGGGCCATGGCCGCTGCTCCCATATCCTGGTTCCGATCAATCGGACTCTTCGGCTCAATCTGCACCGTGATCCGATTGCGATACTCCTTGGCCATGCGCACAGTCATAAGCTCACCGTCAACCCGTACAGCCTCTCCCAGGTACTCGATACTTCGACAGAAACGTTTGATCACGTTCGTCAGTCCCTGAGCCATGTGCTGAGCAAAAGGAGTGAGCTTCGACTTGGCAACGTTGATCCTCAAGTTGACCTGGAAGGCCGGAGCGCTTCCCTGAACCCGACCAAAGAGCACGTCCTCGATCGTATGCCGCTGAATGATGTCATCCACCTGTCCGATCAGCATGGTCGCGTCCGGTAGTCCCTGTGGAATAGAGAGGGTCTCTAAGGTCTCATCGCCGAAGATGACCGTGACACCCCCGATGTTGACCTTCATGCGCGGTCGCTTGCGCCCCTTAAACTGCTTGGTATCCGCTGGCACGTGCCAGATGTACGACGGTAGATAGTACGCGTAGACCATCGAGGCGAGTCGACTAAGCAAAAAGTCGTAGAGCTCCAGCGCGTCCTTCGCGTCTGAGAGGAAGCCCTTAAAGCGATCCTCGTAGTTGTCCATCTCGGTACGCGTACCGGTAAACATCACGACCGGGTGTAGACCCAGTCCATGCTTCCAAATCCGCAACGGCTTGTACGAGCGAACCCTTTCATGCGGTCGACGATCCTGTGCCTTGTCAATCGGAGTGGTATCTGCTAAGAAGTAAGCGATGTACTCGGAGTCGATGTACTCGATGACCGTCAACTCATCGTACCACTTGAGGGTGCGACGAGAGAGTTCTTCCCGTACTTCCGCGGAGTCCAACTCATCGGCGAGGACCCTGGCCGTCACCAACTTCTCCTCGATGCTGGCCAGTACCTGATCATTTTCGTCAAGATGAACAAGGATGTTCATCGCCGGTACATGCTGAATGACCAATGGAAACTTGGCCTCGGTCTCCTGGAACTTACGAACCTTCTTAAGGTAGTCCTTACCACTCTCCTTCTGCTGCCTCACCGGCCAGCCCTCCTGCATTGTCCAAACGGACTCGATCAACAAGGTCTTAATGAATGACCTGGAGTAGATCAGCAGGTCGCGACCAAGGAAGTTCCAAAAATCATTGCCGAGCAACTGCTGCTCGAACAACGCGGCAAAAACAAGCTCTGCGGCCTCGGCCTCTCGCTTGTCCTCGGTAGCCTGAGAGATGGGATCGTTGTGAAACTCTGGCATCGCCATGAGTAACCCGTTGGCGTGATCAATTACTCCACCGGCGCGACCTGAGTGAACCTCAAGCATGACCATGTTACGATCATCGGTCGGTGGAAGAAGTTCGATCGTGTTCTTCTGGTAAACAAGATCTCGGAAGCCTTCATCCTTTTTGATGCAGGCATCCCAGTCACGAATCAATTTACTATGAAGATCTCGAACGCCTTTTCCTGTTGGGCGAGGTAGCTTATAGCTCATTTATATCACTTTCGTAGATAGGCAAAGCCCGACCCTCCTTCTCTATCTTTGATTATATCACACCTATCCCATTTCTAGTCGGGCTCGATTACGATGTTCATACTCCGCCGGATGGGTGATCTGAAACAACTGACTAACAAGAGTCCACAAAGCGTCGATATCATCGTCATTCGAGAGGAACGGAAAACGCGTGATGTAGTACTTCGCTTCCTCAAACCACTCGACGTACCGAGGAAAAAGAATTCGTCCGCTGTGAATAAACGGAGCCAACGCATGAGCGCGACTTCTCTTACCTCCCTGGGACGGAAGTACGGTCTCCACGGGAATGTCCGGAGTCTCCTGCACGATCATCTGTACGGCCGGTGTTCCTCCCGAGGTATCCTCAATCCACTGACAGTATGGATCCCAGAAGTCCTGCACGTCCTCGATCTCCTTGATCAACTTCGGGGTGGTAAAACGATCCATGCGTCGGTCAAGAAGCCAGATTCGCCCGTACGGATCGAGTCCTCCGACATAACCCACGCTAGGATCATTCTTCTCCTTGTCCTTGTACGCGGTGTCCCAGCCTACGCCGACCAGCAGGTCCATGGTTCGAACCAGCTCCAGGTCAGGCACCTCCTTGTACGTCAGCAACTTCTTGATGATACCGATGGCCTCGGCACTGGGGTCTCCCATGTACTGGACCTGGAACAACTCGGGGTCCAGCTTCTCCTTAATCTCCATAAACTCGTCACTGTAACCGTTGCCATGCCCGTCCGGCTGCCAGTAGGAGTGCTTTCGCTCCGGCATGTCAAGTGCGGGCACGTGAATGAGCTTCCAGCCCTCGGCCTTCCTCTTTAATAGCTCCGAGATGAAGTCATCAGCACTCCAACGAGTTCCGATGCACATCTGCCACGAATTATCAATCAATCGAGTCATGATGGCCTTCTCGTAGTTCTCCCAGGCCTTCAGACGCTGGTCGGAGTTGGCCGCCTGCTTCTGGTCAATCGCGTCATCGAGAATCAACCCACCAAGTCGATACGAAACAACGGCGGACCGCGTACCACCCGCGAGCAAAGTAGGCATCGGGTCGTCCTTCCGAGGTCGCCTAACCCTGAAGCCCGAAGCGCCCCAACTCGAGGGATCCTTCTTAATCTTAGGAAAGGTGTAGTGGTAGGCCGGTTCATTGACGATGATATCTCGAATGGCCTTTGAGCGATCCCAAGCCGGCTTGTTCGCGTACGACAGTAGTCCGGTGTGGGACTCGGGATACCTGCCGATTATCCAGGCAGCAAACCAGACAGCGATCATCTGGGACTTGCCCGAACCTGGAGGAGCGACGACGATGTACTTCTGATTACCGAGAGGATTGTCGCCAATGTTCTGGCAGGCCTCTACCCAATCCTCCTGATGTGGTGCCGGGTCAACTCCTCCTACAAAACGACAGAAGGAACGGAAGTCCTTGGCCGCCTCCTCTCCACGTTTGTAGAGCTTCTCTACCGCGGTGACCACCTAATCCTCCTCCGGCATGCCTCGTTGCAACAACTCGTCAACCTCCTTCGGATCAGTGGGAATTGGTGGCATATCCTTTTCCGGACCTTTCTCGGGAAGCTTACCTTTCTCGTATCGACCGACGATAAAGAGAGCGGCCTTCAGTCGTGCATTGAGTTCAGTCTTATCCTCGTACACGAGCGCGCCCGAGGCGATGTCCACGATGGTCTGCGCCGCGTCCTCTACTCCTTGTTCGAGGATCTGCTCAGCACTCAATGAGGTGTCCGTACGCAGGAGCTCCACCCGACGTTGAAAGTCCGGATCCTTTCCCCAGTGCGACATAGTCTGCACGGTGACATCGACACGGGGATCTCGCGAGGCAGCTGCCTGCGTGCTGCCGTGGGCTATAAGCCACGCAGCTCTCTCCTTTTTCGGGCTCAACTTCTCAGTTGTCTGTTCCATTCGCTGTCCCTTCTTGGTAGGTCTCCCTCGAAGACCTTCAAAAGTGGACTGTTTCTAAAGAGATCCTCAGAAACGAGGGCTTCTCGACCTCTCTACATTGAATATCTTATCATAAATCGTCGCGCCGAATTTCTAAAAAATGCAAACGGGGTATAGTACATACTGTGATGGGGAGTAGGGGAGAGTAATATACCCCGTTGTAAGACTGTAAGATTGTATCTTGGACGCCGATTTTTCGAGCAATAAATACCTCGTTCTGAGGTACAGTAAAAATAGGAGGAAGAAATATGCAGAACCAGATAGTTCCCCGAGCAAAAGAGTCCTTTGAATCTATCATTCAAGCAGCGTTTATCGTTGATCCGGTACGATTGCTTAACATATTACGCGAGAACGAGGATGACTACAACATAGTTGTCCAAGGTCTCGTGGATAATCAGTTTGACATTCTTCGGCCAAAGTTGATTAAGGCCATCGAAGACCTTGTCGGAATTCGACAAAAGCAACTCGACGACACACAACAGTAGATGATAGTTAAAGTTCATTGCCACACACAATCTCAACCGGTGTTGTTGGAAAATGTTTATAACTGCTATCAGAAGGGTGATTTTTACTGCGTTATGCAGGTAGATGGTACAGTTCGTAAATTCCCAATTCAAAATATCTGGTGTATCACTGAACTTGAGGCACGAGAAGTTGATTCGATCGAGATTAGAAGGCATTAAATGCCTGAGTGGAGTACATTTGTCAAGATTCCTCAGTGGAAATTCTTTGATGCACGTACTTTTTTGCAAACGCTTAATATGAGTCTTCATGTACTGAGAATTCCTCCATTAGGAACCCATTGGTCTGCTCAAAGAAATCAACTGGGAACGCACGTCTTCGCGAAGTGGAATGTCGAGGACGAGATTCGTGCAGGGTACTACGATTAAATGCCAAAACTCACAAAGGCCGAGGAGAAAAAGGCCAACAAGATCTGCAATCGCTGGGAAAAGATAGCGAGAAAGTGGGCCCGGATTCTGTGGGTGAGCGACCACAAGCTCTGTTTTATCTACGAGCACGACGAGACAACTTTGGATAATGGGTGGAGGTCTTTGGCTTCGATCAACATCAAGCCTCAGTACCTAGAGGTTCAGATCACCACCAATCTTCATGAACTACTTGACACTGATCCGCTCTCCATGGAAAGCCATATCTTACATGAGATGATTCATGTTGCTCTGGCACCTCTTCACGAATGGAAGGTTAAGTTGTACACTTTTTTGCAGGAGAGAGTTGATAAGGACATAATTCCAGACGTGCAGGATCGAACTTGGCTTTGGGGAATTCTATGCGGGTTCGAGGAGATGTGGGGTCACAATAACGAGTACACTACCACACGACTGACATCGGCAATTCTAGAGATGCACAAAATGAAGAGTAATCCCGAGGCAAAAAGCCTGG